GACCACAAACGAAGTGCCCGAACCAGAGGCAGAAGTAATGGTCGTGGAGACCGTCACAGCCGTATCCGGAACTAATTGGACAATTCGGAAACAAGGCGAGGTGCCCGCACCGGTAGCAACGGTTTGCGGGATGTTACCAGCAACCGAAGACGAAACAGTGGGGTTACCGCCAGACACGCCAGCATACGAGTCGCCAGTCGAAGAGCTACCGCCGTTACCCGCGATTAAGAACGCATTGGTTCCTAAGAAGCGAGGCGACATGTAACCAATCGTGGTTCCAGTGTTTGCTTGAGTGTTAGCAGAGCCTTGAGCTTGCGACACAACTGCCACGCGGAACAAAGCTTGAGGGTCATCGACCACATAAGCAACCGCGTCAGGAGCATTGGTGCCACTAGCGTAGTATTGATAACGGTTTTTGCCGTAAATCGGGCCACCAGTCGTGCTGTATTCGCAACCAACAAACACGCCAAGCTGACCAACATAGCCAGATGCCAAGTTTGAAGAGTTGGCGTTATAGCCAGTAATGATAGCGTCGCCAGCCGAAAGAGATACTACGTCACCGTTATAGATGCTCGTAGCATAACCCTGCTGGATGGGAATCATGCGGGTTGATCCAGAGTAAACTCGACCGCCCAACAGATTCACCGGTTTTAGCCCGTATGGGGCCGAAACAATCGGATATGCCATTGAAGTCTCCTAAAAAATTAAAAATTACTTCCCACGTCCAAAGGAGACCGTAGATTTCTTTTCAGTGAACATATCCATGTTCGATCTACCATCTCTTTCCCGCAGGAAACTATTGTCTACACCATCCATCTGAGCTTTGTTCATATTGTCGTAGTAAGCACGACGCTGTTTCACTCGCTCTTCAGGCATCTTGCACAGGAGCAAACCACCAATCTCAACGCAATCTTTAAATCGACTGGTCGGATTGTCATCTGCTAAGTGCATAATCTCTGGAACATCAGAAGCCTTTACAGGTTCCCAACCTTCCCTAAACCTTGCGGATACGTTAGTAGGATCATTAGCACCCATATAACTAATCCGAATATACTTGAACTTCCAGCCCGGTACGGGATTCGGCTCAGGCAGTAATTGTGGCGGTGCCCAGCTCTCTGTACGAGTAGCCGCGTTCCGATTTTCTAACTCACGATTTTGACGATTCTCAGCCATTTGTATTCTCCAATTTAAGTTTTTCACGGGCGTAAGCTTCAGGGGTTAATCCTAATCTTTTAGCGATTGCAGCTTCAGAAGCTGTGATACGGACTTGCCTAGAAGAACTTGTAGACCGTGTTGCCGGAGCAACTACAGTGCTGACTTTGCGGGCGGGCTTTTCTGGCTCCGACTCCGGGGTTTGCGTCTCCTCACCGAAATAATCGGGGAAGCGTTTTCTCATCGTCTCGTCGATTCGTCGGTAGTAATCGTCGCTTGTTGGGTCGACGCCTGACCGGAATAACTTTTCATGCACACCCAGCGCAAGCGCAGTCATTTCCTCGTCTGCGCCGAACCACGTGTTTTTGTCTCTCCACGCTACGGCTTTTTGGTCGTAGGCAGGTTGATTGGCACGCTGCGAATCTTGGGTCTGTGGTTGCTGTTGTACACTAAAATCTTGCTCTTGTACAGTGGGCCGGAAGTTTGATCGCTCTCGTAATAAAAGTTGAGCATCGTTAAGTTCCTTTTGGGCCTTAACTAACTTCTCAGGATCCCCCGCTTCGTATGCTCGTTTAAGGGCATCCTCGGCAGCCTGTACCTTGACGTTTGCGGCTTCTGTCGTCTCTTTAGCAAACACCTTTTCAGTAACGCCAACTCGCTGTTTTAGTCGAGTATTCTCGTTCTGATAGTGCTGTACTAAGCGTACGGCTTCTTCCCGCTCACGGGCAAACTTTTCTTTCTCGCGGCGCTCGTCGTGAGCTAATTTCCGCATCTGGGAAAGGCGTTGTTTTACCTTGTCTGAATACTCTTCAAGAGTATCTTTCTCCAGTTCCTCCTTAATTTTTGGCGGCAACGGAGCGCGGTTTCTATCTTCTGGGGGAGTATCGTCCTCAACTTCTACCTTGAAACTATCTTCAGTTTCGTTGTTAACTTCTTGATTTTCCGACATTTTTAGCCTCCTGCGCGTGAGATGCCACGCGGATCTTCGACAACGCCGTCAATGCTGTCATCGTTAATGATGCGCCATTCAGTCCCGTGGATTCGCACCCGCGTTCCTGCATAAGCTCTTGTGATAATAAAATCGCCTTCTTTACACCACGGCCCTGAAGGGAACCGCTTCTTGTCTTTATAAGCATCCGGCCCGACCTTAGCTACAAACAGCACTAGGGTTGTTTGCTCTTCGATGTTCACCGTCCTATCAGACTTTAAGATGGCGCTGTCGCCAAACGTATCCTCAATTTTAGGCACCATACATAAAATACGGTATCCAGTCGGTTCAGGAAGCTGTTTTGCTTTCCGTTCCACTTCACTCATTGTCTTATCGACATCTATATCAGCCATCATCTTCCTCCACTTTTTTTGCAAGGTCTAAAATTAGTTGCACCGCAAAGTCAAGTCCTTGAGTGACCCCGCGTAGTCTGCTGTACTCTTCTTGTGGAAGAGCCTGTCTAATCACTTCATCCTTAATAATCTCGCGCTGCTCTTTGAGTTTCTTGGTGAGATATTCAGCAGCGTCAGTCGTTTGCATTTACTATTCCTCCGGTTGTTGCGACTCCTGATCTGAGGCTTGCGCCTGTGCTTTACGGTTTTTATCCGCTTGCTCTTTCTGATGTTGCATCGTAGCTAAGTGTTTCAGAGCGTCCATACCGACTTCTGACTTGCTGTGCTTTATTTCAGCTTTGTGCTTCGCAACATCTACGCCCAACTCAACTCCTCTATGGTGCTGCTCGGTTTTGTGCTTCGCAACATCGACACCGATCTTGGTGCCTTCAAGTTGATGTTTGACACGTATATCATGTTCTTTGAGTCGTAATTCGTCTGCCTTAGACGTTGCGTCTGTAACGTCCTTAACCGACTTGCGTTTTGCTTCAGCTTGTTTAAGCTGCGCTTCCAACTGGAATTGCTGTGCTTTGATCTGCATCTCAAGTTGTTTGACCTGAGATTCCACCTGTACTTGCTGTTGTTTGATCTGAAGCTCGGCTTGGGCCTGTTGGTTTTGCATTTGTAACTGCTGCTGTTTAAGCTGCAATTCTTGCTGCTGCATCTGAATGATGGGGTCTTGCATCTGCTGTTGAATCTGCTGTTGTTGTGCTTGAGCCTGATTCGTTTGCAGTAGTTGTTGCGCTGCCAAAGCCGCGAGCTGCGAGACTTTGGTTTCCTCTTCTGGCGGTAAATAGCCGGGGTCGTCCGACTGATCGAGCATTGACGTTCCAGCCGTAACCGATTGAGGGGGCGGGGGCAGCATAACGCCAAGTTGTTTCTGGATATCGTTTCGATACTTATATGCAATGTGTTCCATCATGTGCGCGTTAAGAGCCGCAGTAATCTGCTGCGCCATCGGATTCTGACCCATTGTTTGAGCCAAAACCGGATCATGTAACATCGCCATGTGGACTTGTAAATGCGCCTCGTGATCTTGGTACATGAACGCCTTCACGGGCTTGTTGTTCATCAGAGCCATGTTCTCGGAAATCGGATCGACCGGTTGCATATCATCTTTAGTCGGAATGATCTTGTCGACATTCTTAATTCCAAGAACTTCAATCATTTGCTTATGAAGGTACGGTAGATTATATATTTGAGGCGCAGCTTGAGCAAGCTGCATGACAGCCTGATACTGTATGACACGCTGCGCCATAGTCGACGCATTTGGATCGGATACAGGCAATATGTTAACCATATCGTAGTCAGAACGCTTGGCACCACGATCTCCAGTCTCAGGATCATAGTCGTAGTCCTCTGGGGTGTTATCACGGATGATTTCCGCAAGCAGTTGGAACTCTTGCTTCATTGTGTAGTGGATGCGAGCTTGTACCGCTGTGGAGACCTTCAACACTCGCTCTAAGATAGCTAACGTGGTACCCACCGGCGCATTAGCCGACATATCCGACACATTAAGGTCAGCCGTAGCCGCGAATTGGCGACCGTCAGCAACAACCTTGTCCATCAACGCCATCAGAACTTGACTTGGTTCCTTGTACGGCAACATTAAGATATTGTCACGAATAGCGCCGCTTGGCAGGTCTACGTCTCGGAATTCCCCGGGTGCAATGGGCGTGTCGTCGCCTTTAACACGGAGTCCCTTAGCTTTAAGACCGCCGGGTAGATTTGACAAAGTACCTGCGTCGATAAGTTGTCGGAGTAAGGAGGTCGCAGTATGCGTGTGACCCCCGACGAGGTGTATGAGACCAAAATTATAGAATCCAAACCCCGGTATGTAACCGTAATGTGTGAAATGTTGTCGACGGAGCTTGAGCTTGTCGTCTTCTTTCCAGTTGCGTCTGATGGCGAGAATGGTTGAGGTTCCTTTCTCAATTGTGACGACGTAGGGAAGGGCAATTCCAGTTGGGTTTCCAGATTTGTCAACATCCTCATATCCCTCCAAGTCTAAGTCAACGTGCATCTCAAGAAGCTGATAGCGGTCGTCTCTCGACGCAGACATTCCTTGCTCTTCGGCTTTCTGCTTCTCAACTTCGTCCATCACCAATACAGGGTCGCCCAGATCAACATCAAGGTAGAACCCGGCTACTTGTAGCTTACGCAGTTCATTCTTGGTCTTACGCATACGATGCGTAACACGTTCGGCAGTGCTGATGTTAGTAGCACCATAAGGCACGATGATGTCTTCGGCTGGGATAAACGGTGCTTCAGGGAGACTAATTGCTGGGTTGGAATAAATCTTTTTAAATGCGTTACCGGATATGGCAGTTGCTAATAACAGTCTCTCGTGCTCGGGTCTGTAGTCACGCATCTTTTCCGTCAGCGTGTAGTTCATATCCGCTTCAACACGTTGAGCTGCTTTTAATGTCTCTGGAGTTTCTTTACCAACAATCTCGGTACGTACCGGCCCTGCGGCTGGGAAGGTCTCCATAATGAGTTCGGCTTGGAACTTAACCGCTGACTCCATCAGCAACGGATGGAATACGCCAGATGCTCCCGCCCAAGGTTCGCTACGCTCTTCATACTTGAGGCCAAGTAACTTCAGCCCTTTAATATAGATGTCGAGCCAGTCTTTCCGGCTACGCATATCATCTTCAACATCTTCCAACAAGTCATACGCTAAACTCTTAAGCGTAGCTTCATCAATCACTTCCGCAAGGTTGGCATCGAAATCAGCCTCTCGCTTTTCCATGTGCATCTCAAAGCCCGGGCCTGAGATATTTACTTCTTCAGGGTCAACGATCTCGACCTCGATTGGTTCCGCTTCTGGTAACGAGCCTAACCCTTGCGGGGCTTCATATAATGCTTTGTCAATACTCATCTACGTTTCCTCCCCACCGCCGTGTTTGTTTTGGCGTGGTATGTAAAAGCGCTAGGCGGTTTGCCGGAAGCCTTGGACGCACGGTTCTTGGCACGTTCTTCAGCCGTCATGCTGTCGCGGGCGCGGCCAGCCGCCGTCAGTTCCCCGCCGGGAGTCATCTGCCCCCGTTTGATTAGAATCTCTTTGGCCATCTGCTCGTTGCCACCGACCTGTGCAGTCAGACGCTGAAGCAGTTGATGGCGACCCATAAACTTTTGCGTTGTCATTAGTAATATCCTTTCCGTCTACTTGACTTGAACCACTTAATTTCTTCTGGCTCATCATTGGGCAGCCGAATAAAGCCGCCTTGTCTAAAACGTAATAAAGCAAGAGTAGTAGAGTCAACCAAGTCATCATTTTTACCAGCCGGAAAGTCGTTGCATTCCTCAATCACTTCTCTAGCCCATCTACGATCAGGTGCATACACCATCCCGGATTTAAACAGGTCTGATATAGCGTTAACTCTGGCTATCTTATCTTGTCCTTTGCCCGGTGTAAAATCCCACACCGGAACGCCCATTCTACGCATCTCTTGGTACAAAGTCGCGCCGTTGGACTTCTTTTCGACGATGAACGTATCGGGGTTCCACTCCTTATACTCCCGAAGCACAAGCTCTTTTAGCTCTGGATACTCCAAGCGCTCCTTGATTGCGTTCAGCAAGATGATGTTGTTCATCTTGGTTTCTTCGTTGTAGAACACGCCCCACGTCAGCAACGCATTGTAGTCCGCACGGGTATTGGCTTCTTGAGCTGCGTCCAGACTCATAATAATATACTCACACTGGGGAGGCTGATCCTTTTCCCAGACTAGCCACCACTCACGCTTAATAAGTGCGCCCTCTTCCGATGTCGGCTCCTGCATATACTGGGCTTGCCAGTAGCGCGTGTCCATTGAGGCTTTTTTAGCCA